ATCAGTATGCGTTTCATCCCTTGACCTTATAGAGTTGTTTCATTGCAAACTCTGGTGCTGGTGTGCGCCAGAACTCTTTGCCACCATACTTATCCCACACCGATTTTGGAAGGATTGATGGGCGCTCAACCCATGTCACTTCTTTCCTGACCGTATGCAGGCTCTTCATGTTCAAGGCTTTGTCATACACCTCATTGTCATACTCTACATTCTTGTAATCGTGTTCGTAGTAAGGTTTGCCAATGAAGCTGTACAACTCTTGCATCACGCTCTCAGGCTTCTTGCACAGAGATTCGTACTCCACCAACATAATCATGTCTGGGTTTAATAGCATGCCCTCTTCCAAGAAGTAATATGGCTTGACCACTTGACCTTCTTTTTTCACATCCATCAGGGCATCGCACCTTGTTGTAACGGTCTGACGCGCCTCATCATCAGTTAAAGATGCGCCGTACAAAGAACTTTTAGCCGAGATACGCTCAAAGCTGTCCAGTATCCAAGGCAAGTCCCGCACACAGCAGATGATCTTGGTCTGTGGGTACAGGTCTTTTAGAAGCGATGTCTTGGATGTCCAGCCCCTGCTGGTGTCAAACACGGTGTTTGGCGTGACTGCTTTGTAGTAGGCATCAATGACATCTTTGAGTATCTGCTTGCGCCTGTCTTCATCTATCAGGTGATTGCTCTCACTTCCCGTAATGACGTTAATGGTTGATGCCACCAAGCTCAATACGGGTGAGGAAATATCAGCGTAGAACTCAGGGTTCTGACGCAAGATAGCCGAGAGCAAAGTTGAGCCTGAACGTGGCAAACCTGAGATGAAGAAAAACTCTTTCATTCTGCTGGAATCCAGTTTGATGTAGCCTCATCCCATTGGTATGCAACATTTCCACCATTTAAAATAGCGTCTGCTGGTCTTGGTACAGGTGGTTCCCATGTCATTGTTTCGTAGTCACCAATCCAAGACGCAAAGGGTCTACGGGCTTGATGCTCTGCAAACTTGAGTGCTTGGTATTCAGCTTCTGTGTAAGTTGCAACAACACCAGAAACACTTAAATCAGCATCATCATCACAAGTACCAAAATACAAAGGGGCTACTGTATGTGCGCCTTCTGGAGTAGTGGCAATAGGCCATAAGGATGTGTTAGCCCAAAGTATTTTGAAGCCTTTAATTTCTGGAAACGATGGCCCTGTGCGCATAGGTTCTGCCGTACAAATTATTTTTGTTACCGCATCTATTTCAGTAATTGATAAATAAATCATAGCTTCCTTTTAAACTGCTATTCTACGAACAGCTCTTAGCCACATGTAGTTATTAGTTTTGTTTACACCATCCATTGAGCCATCACCAAATACTATCCTTGAGCCTTCGGTAGATGATACCTCTGTACTACCCCAATAAGCACCGCCAGCAGTTAGTAAATATTCTTGATCTGATGCACCAGTTCTAAAATTAGTTGCAGAAGTTTGAGCTGGATCAGTAAGTGTGTAATTTGTACTGAATGGTTGAGGCAATACTGCAAAAGGATTTGAGCCCTGACCATTATTGTTGTTTTGTGTACCGGGCTTTAAGTAGTAATAACAAACTGCTACTTCAAATCTAGCTGGCAAATACCAATCTGTAAAACCACCAGAATTTATTGCCTCACAAAATGTAGCCGCTTCATAAGTAGCACCCAAAGCGGCAAGTGTTGCAGAATTAGCTGGGCCATTTATATTTGATGTTGCGCCAGTAGTGACTCCTTGTGGCCCATATTTCTTTTGGTAAAATGCACCAACACTTGCAGTGCAAACAACTAAATTGTGCGTAGCAACACCATCTGCCGTTGTTGATATTTGCCCTGCAAAGAAACCGCCACCAAAAGCTGAACCAATAGCGGGTAATGTTGTAATACTGTTACTTGCCGCGCTTGCCGCACCTTGACCAATAGCGTTTGTTGCCTTAACTGTAAATGTGTATGCAGTATTTGCAGTTAACCCGCTAACAGTAATTGTCCCAGACCCAGCTTGGACTAATGTTCCAGTTCCACCAGCGGGACTAGATGTCGCATCATATTGCGTAATAGTAGAACCACCATTACTTGCTGGGGCAGTAAATGCAACAGTTGCTGTTGTTGACCCTGTAGTTGTAGCTGTACCAATTGTTGGCGCACCGGGAACAGTAATAAAACTTCGTTGGTTTTGGAATACAGCTTGTAGCGCGCCGCTCATGTTAATCCACTCCCAGAAATGAGCCAAGATGTTGAGGTGATCTTAATGCAGGTTGCTGATCCGTTTGTCGCCAAGGTTCGCGAACCTGTTGTACCTGCGGCGGACAAGATCAAAGTGTCTGACGTAATGGCAATCGTGACGTTTGCCACGGCCATGTTGATAAATGTGAGTGCTGTACCGATGGGATAGGCCACAGAACTGTTTGCAGGGATTGTGAATGTCCTTGCGTTGTTGTCACCAACTGGGTGAAAGATGTGCTTGCCAGCATCAGCCAAAACCAATGTATACGCAGCAGATTGACTGTTCTGTGGAATGTTTCTAAAACCTACTGCATCCGTGCCGTCAACGGTGCAAGCTGAAAGTACGCCGCTTGTGGGCGTACCAAGCAATGGCGTTACTAAAGTTGGTGACGTTGCAAATACCAAAGCACCCGTGCCCGTTTCATCTGTAACTGCGGAGGCCAAGTTTGCAGAAGATGGTGTGCCAAGGAATGTAGCAACACCCGCACCGAGAGATGTTATACCTGTGCCGCCGTTGGCAACGGGGAGAGTACCCGTCACGTTGGCGGTTAAATTTGTAAACGTAGTGGAGGTTGTCCCTGTACCACCATTAGCAATAGCCAATGTGCCAGCAACAGTAACTGCACCGGATGTAGCGGTGTTAGGAGTTAAGCCTGTAGAGCCGAAGTCAATTGTTGCAACGCCATCTGCCACGCTGGACGCCACTTTGACGTAGTCTGTGCCGTTGTAATACACAAAACACTTCTCGCCTACAGCAACAGTTACACCTGTTTGACCGGCAGCTTTAAATGTTACTGCGCTAGTAGCGCCTGCGTGATCCACCATGTACAGTTTGCTGTAGCTAGGGCCTGTGATAACTTTAACAACGCTTTGTGTGCCGGTGATACGAATCACCATGTACTGCGCTGTTGTAGTAGTAAATCCGTTACCTGACGCGCTACCCGTAGTGTTAGTCAAAGTAACAGGGCCATCACCCGCGAAAGATAATGTGCCTGCAATGGCAATGTCCACGTAGTCAGAAATACCGTAGTTGACTGAGTCGCCCCACGTACCAGAGAGCGTTCCCTGTGTGGGGGTTAGTAAACCCAAAAGAGTCGTAGTTGCTGCCATTTAAATGCTCCTAATTCGTTGCGACTGCAACCCAGTTGGCAGTCTGTGTGTTGTCAATTACATCCCAGAATGGTCGTGCAGTCAACCCATCTGTACCTGTTGCTAACTCGTTAATAGAAGCTACAAATGCTGCTGCTGCCCTTAAAGTATCCGCGCTTACTGCATTTTCAGTAATTGTGCCTTTAAATCCTACTTGTGCCGTAATTACATCTGACCCCGTGGCGGTTTCTGTAATTGCCGCATTAATTACAACTACCGCCGTTACTGCATCTGTGCCTGTCGCCGTTTCCTGCACATCACCAAAATATACAAGACTTCCAGCTACGCTATCTGTTCCGGTTGCTGTCTCGGCCACCGCACTTGCAAACCCTGCGTTAGCCAAAATAACATCTGTGCCCGTTGCTGCCTCACTTACTGCGGGACTTAAAACCCGTGTAGCAGTTACAGAATCTGTGCCCGTAGCTGTTTCTGCTATTGCAGAAACAAACGCTATACCCGCTGTTACAACATCTGTGCCCGTTGCCGTTTCGCTTACTGTTGGATTAAGCGTTAAAGTAGAATCCACCACATCAGTAGCGGTGGCTAACTCACCTTCTCCACCCCACGAATTACTACCCCAACTGTTTTGTCCCCAAGCCGTTCCAGCAATTGTTGCTAAATAAACTTCACCGCCTACTGTTGCATCTGTGCCCGTAGCAGTCTCGGCAATTACCGCGCCTACAGAAATAACAGAAACTATCGCATCTGAACCTGTGCTTGCCTCTGTTACCGTTGTAGCATACAACGGCCCGCCTTCGGTAGCGTCTGCCCCTGTTGACGTTTCCGTTATGCTTGAGGTAAATATCTTACCCGCTGCAATTGCATCTGTGCCTGTACCTGTTTCACTGACAGCGGGGGCTACACTTAACGTGGAGCTAACCGCGTCTGATCCTGTGGAGGTTTCGTCTACGGAGCTAGTGAAGGCGGTAAAACCGCCCCACCCTTGTTCGCCCCATAAGCCGTCACCCCACCCAGCCATATTAAGCCGCCAAGCTGAATGTGTAAGTCACAGACAAAGTATCGCTGTTCACCACAGAACGGTCGCCGGGTGAGCCAAAGTCAGCAGCAGAGAACAATGTTCCTGTTGTGCCGCCTTTAGTATTTTCGCTTGTCAAAAACGCACCGCCAACTGTTGTTGTGCCGTTGATGTTAAACACTGCGGGAGAAGCTGAGTTAGTCACTACAGAAGGATTGGCGGTTGTAGCTGTTGCAAGCGTGGCAGTCACACGGTTGGCGTTGCTGTAAGCAGTAACTTCTGTCCAACCAGCATGGGAAGCCATTGTGTCGCCCGCTGCAGGTGTATTAGAAGCGCCAGCGCCGTACAAACCAAGATACCAAGTGGTAATCTGGCTCACTGAAGTCAAAGCACTGCCAGCCATATACTGGAGGCCAACGTTGACCACCAAGTTTTTAGACTCAGCAGTCCACTTCAAGTTGCCATCTTTGTCATGGCACTTAATCTCAAATACGCCGGTCGCTTTTGCGTCCTCACCGGCTTTGGTATTACAGGTCAGACCACTAGAAACTACGTCAGTGGCTTTGGTTTTTTCAATAGTCATGATGACTCCTTAGTTAGAACTACGAATGAGAGCCGCCGTAGCGGTATTTGCTGGCATGGTGATTGTAAATGTAACAGTAGATATTTTGTCAGATCCAAAGTCCAACACAGCTATAGATGGCTTACCGGCAACCGTATCGTTGTAGATCAACGCACATCTAGCTGTGATTGCGCCTGTCCATGAGATGTTTGGGAAGCCTACAAAAGCTGTGTACCCAGAAGACGATACCGTGATCGGAGTTAACTGTGCCCCACCAGCGACGTAAGTGCCCGTGTTAGGTACTTGTCCAGCCAGACCAACTGAATAAGCAGTTGTGTCTTCATTCAAATTAGCGTCAGCCGTGTACAGGGCAATCTTGATAACGTCCGTTGTCAGGTCGTGAATACCTTGATACAACTGCGCCTTAAAGCTGGTGGTTTGGGTCTGGATAATCGACATATCAAGTTACCTTCTGACGGAACTGACCAGAACGATAAGCGTCTTGACGCTCCATACCATCACCCAAACGCTTGGCCAACGCAAGAGCTTCCATAAACTTTTGGTTGTACAACGCCATCATGTCTTGCTCACCCTTCATGTAGGTGTAAGCCTCAACCAAAGATGCGTACAAGAGCACGGGATCAAAGTTATCACCTAGCCAAGATGTGAACGGTGCCACAGAAATGCTTGGCGGATAGAAGAAATAGTGCAACTCTGCCCCGTATGCGGCGTCTGGCGTTGGGCCAAGGATAAAAGTTAGCTCTGCCGGATTGTCCGAGCGTGGGCCAAACAGTGCGTAGTACTTGGGGATACCCGTATCCGTGGGCTGGGGGTACGCCTGCCGGATGAAGTTAACATCTTTGTTTAACAAGTACTCGTACTCACCACTGGCGTTAATAATAGCCAATGAATACAC